TTGGCTGCTGGTCGCACGGATGCTTTCTTCTCTCTCGGATGATCGAGCGTCGGCGCGTCAATATCTTCGACAGGTGATCGGCGATATTATGAACCGCTCGCTCGTCTTTGGTATACATGCGCAAGATCGTCTCGATGAGTTCCTTTTCGGTCTGGTCGGCGATGTTCGGCATAGCATAGCTCCTTCAGTCTGCGGCATCTCTCCGCGTATTCGAGTTCGAGGCTCGCCGGCGCGAGGCCGAGCCAGATGAAGAGGCGTTTCATCGAAGTTCGATCATCCGGTTTACGAGTTCAAGAGCCGATTCTTGGATCGCGGCGCAAGTGGGAGCGAGCTTTGCCCGCGCAGCGTCCCACGCAGCGTCCCGCGCAGCGTCCCACGCAGCGTCCCGCGCAGCGTCCCACGCAGCGGCCCGCGCAGCGTCCCGCGCAGCGGCCCCCGCAGCGTCCCACGCAGCGTCCCACGCAGCGTCCCACGCAGCGGCCCGCGCAGCGGCCCCCGCAGCGTCCCACGCAGCGTCCCCCGCAGCGTCCCACGCAGCGGCCCGCGCAGCGTCCCACGCAGCGTCCCGCGCAGCGGCCGCATCTTGGCGTACCGCTTCAATCGGGCCGCGAAGAGATGGAAACTGCTTCATCGCGGTAATTTCGGGAAGCTGTTCGAGAGATTCCGCTTGCTTTGTGAGTCCGGCGAGGCGAAGCCAAGCCGGAGTGTGAACACGGATGAGCCAGTCGGCAGCCATGAGGCTGCGCGCCAGTTCGATTTTTTTCGTGCGGCGCGTATTGACGAGCTTTGGGATCAGCGGCTTCAGTAGGCGGTCACGCTCGGCATCGCTCGGCAATGAGTCGTTCCAAGATCGCAGGAATGACGAGATAATCGGGCAGGCACACTCGGGATGATCGGACCAAGGCTCTCCGGCGACAAAAGCTACCGCTTCCATAACACAAAATGTGGAATCCGGGGAGTGTGCGCCTGATTTGAGCGACCAACTTTCGAACTTTCTCAAGCGATCCTCGATGATTTCGAATCGTTGCATTTTTTCTCCTTTTTCAATTCTCGGAACCGACTCCCGATCCAGCCCGGTCTCGGAAGTCGGCTCCGGTTCGGCGCTGCGTGCGTCGAAGTCTTACTTCCAAACCACCTTGAACTTATGAGCCTCAGCAAGAGAGGCAAACATATTGCCTTCGGCCTCGGGCAGCACCCATGTTTTATCGGCTCCCGACCACTTGATGTGCATTTTCTCCCGATCTTCTGCCGTCATTTCGGCCCGCAGCAGGGCAAGCGAGTTTCCGGTGACAGCGAGCTGGTTTTCCTTCCAAGGCACGAGGGTAATGGGCTCGTTCTCGTCAGCGCCCGTCGATTCCTTGATCTTGCGCTTGGCGACACCCTGAGCGGCTTCTTTCGATCCGATCCCAGCCGCGCGGTTGCCATCGTCATCTTCCTGAGCGACATTGGTCATGGCAGCCAATCCATAGCGCCGGGCGTAGGTAATTGCGGAACCGACGGATTGCGCGTCGAATCGATCGCGCATCATGGCTGGCAGGGTGAGATCGGAAGCCATCCACTCGCCGGAGGAATGCGCGAGCATAGTGGTGAGCGTGAGCATTTTGGCGTCGTCGGGTCCAAACTCGGCATGGGGCATTTGGATCACAGCCACGCCTTCGGCTGCGAGATACTTGCGTGTGGCGTCGATGACGGTCGGCAGGTCGGCATATTTGGACCTGTAGGCCGGATTTTCGGAGTCCTTGAGCACGGGGTCGAAGTTCAAGGCAGCTTTGGAGATGGCCTCAACGAGTTTACCAATCGTAGGCGACATCGACCATTCGAGCTTCGGCGTTTCGGCCATCGGTGCGGTACGTTCCTCTGAATCAGGCATGGTCCCTTATATGAGTTTCATTGAGCCATTCGATACGAGGAGCCCAAGGTCGAGACCAAAAAGACATCCGCCTGAGTTTGTAATACATCTGGTTCTCATTTCCAGACCAAGTTCGGCCCGTGGCGATAGTCAGTATGCGAGCTTCGTAGCACTCGCTACCATATTCGACCAGAACTACGTCTCCGATTTCAGGCTTCGGATAATCAGGCATCGGGAGTCTCCTTTATGTGATAAAATCAATAAACGTTCCAGGTTATGATGGTCAAGCGAATGCTTGGCAGGGGCGACTTGCGCTCCGGGTTCCTTCATCTGGGCGTGCCGAGCAAGCATTCCGCTGGGCGGATAGAATTTTCGGGAGTCTCCTTAGCGTTCACGTTCAGATTTGCGCAGATAGTCGGCGCGGTCAGCCATGCGGTCGGCATATTCGCGTGTCGCTATGCCGTACAATCGGTCTTGCTCCTCTTGCGGTAGCTTCCAGTACTCCGTGTGGTCGTATCGAGCGAAAATCAAGTCCTCGAAGATGGCTTGAATTGCGTCTTTGTAGTCACTCATCGGAGTCCTCTCGAAAATCGTCAGCGTTGGCAGGCTCGAACTTCGAGCAGCCGTTAAACAGGTGGTCGAAAGCATCGAGGCCGCAGTTCCGGCAGATCAAATCCTCGCCATCGGCAGAATACTGATTGGCTCGAAGCTCCAACTCATCTTCGGGTTTAAGCATCAGGTGTCTCGATTCCGAGGGCACGCATTTGGGCGAGCCACGTTGCACCTTGTTCGATCTCCCAGATCATTTGACGAACGAGCATCGCTTGGGAGGATCGGTGAGTGCGTTCGAGGCGTTCGGCCCAAGCTCTGAGCCTTTGGAGTTCTTTTTCGTCGTTCATTTCATCGACCTCCGACAAATATCCACAGCAAGAGGAATCCGGAAGCGAGCAAGCAGAGGGCGGCTAACTTCCAGAGAAAGCTTTGTTTCCGGCGCTCCCTCGAAGCTCGGGACAAGTCGGCGCGGTCGATAATGTCCTGAGCGGTGAGGTATTTCGGTGATTCGGCCATATCGGTTCTCCTTGATTCGAGACACAGCCCCTAGCATTTAGCCGATTCCGCGTCGATCTTCGCCACAGGCTCGACAAATCCCATCTTCATCGAGACGTTCATGTGTGCAAATCCGCTCCAAAGTCCTTGGCTCATCAGCATTTAGTACTGGCAAATCATCCCAAGTGAGCCCTCCGAACAGCAGCCCAAGAATCAATTCGCGTCCCTTTCCAGCCGAGATGTTCTCTTGAGCGGCGCTCAACATGGACATCGGTCTTTTCAAGCACGCCCAATAGCTGAGTGCTTTTCCCTAGGCCAGTTTTGGTGCTGAATGCGAGATAAACACTCATGCTTTCCTCGGAGCGTCGAGACGTGCCTTGCAGCGTGGACACGCTTTGGGTTTATCGACACGTGGTTCCCATTGGTAACCGCACGCCGAGCACTTCACGTCAGTCGTGTTCGGTTGAAAGATGCTTGCGTGTTTGACCATGCGAGAATACTACTACTAATACTAGGATTGTGTCAAGCCCTTTCTCATACTATTTTCGCTCTATTTGCTCTAGAGCAAGTTCGATGGTAGGATCACGCGCGTGCCCAGTTCTCGAATATGCCCGAAGCGACGATTATCGAGCGGAAGGACTGTCTCGGCGTTCGGAGGTATGTACTCCGAGAGGGCGCACTGGTGTGGAATTCTATTGACACGCCCGAATGCTCGGATGTACAAGTGGTTGAACACGCACGTCCGCTGCGCGTAGGATATTCGCGCTCCTCCCTCTGTGGCAAAACGCATCCGCGTCGAAATTCGACTCCCATCCGGTAAATCGAATTACGTATCCCCGGAACACGCCGCTAAGCTCTTCGATCAAAAGCTGATTGCTTGGACCGATGAATCCCATCTCTATGCCGTTTCGACACAGCCATCAGGCATTGGCGACTATTCAAATGTGTTGACGAAGCGCTGTGAGTGGATTCCGACGCCGAGCGGATATGCCGGGCCGACTGTCCTCCAACTCCAATGAACCTCGATGCCCTCACTGCAAGCGCACGTTTCGGTCCTGGCCCTTGGCGAAGAAGCACGTCAAGTTCTGCACCGAAGGGCCACATCCCCGACGCACCGATTACGAAAGGAGCGATCATCGACCACGAAAAGGGAATGGCCGGAGCCGACACGCGGACTAACCCCGCTGGCGCGGCACACATCACACGACCAAACCTCCGGCCATTTTCCGAGCATCTAGTACTGTGGCAAATTAACCACACTCTATGATTTCAGTCCTAGTACCGACACGCAAGCGAGTGCCGACATTTCGGCGCATGGCAGAATCGATTCGTGGAACAGCCAGCACACCGGTTGAGATCGTGACCTACGTTGACGAGGACGAGGATGATGAGTCGCTGGAACAGATTCTGGATATTGCCGAGGTTATGATCGAGGGACCCCGCCTTACGTTCTCCAACTACTGGAATGTGCTGGCGCGCGCCGCGCACGGTGACATCCTGATGATGTGCGGAGACGACACGATCTTCCGAACGCCCGGTTGGGACAAGATTGTGACCGAGGCTTTCGATGCGTGTCCGGACAAGATTCTGATGGTGCATGGGGATGACGGCTCTCCGGCCGATCTGACTCATTTCGCCACACTTCCGTTTGTATCGCGGCGCTGGGTGGAAGTGGCGGGGCGAATGACAGGTGAATGGTTCGAGGGCGACTTCGCCGACACGTGGATCAACGACATTGCCAAGGACCTCGGGAGAAGCCAGCACGTGCCGATCCTCATCGAGCACATGCATCCCTACTGGTCCAAAGGCGAGATGGACGAAAACTATCGGGAGAAGTTCGCTCGGATGGCGAAGCAAGACGCGGCGCGAGTCTACCTGCAGCACTTCAACGACCGGTTCGATGATAGGGAGAAGCTTCGGGCGGCAATGGATGCGACGTGGCTGATTCCGGAGATGGCGCAATCGGCATGAAGCGCGCTGTCGTCACTGTAGCGACCGACTGGTACGTGACCTTTCAGGACCGGCTGATTGCCGCCGTGAACCGAGTCGATCCGGAGTGCGGCATCTGCGCCTGGCGAGAGATACCGACTGGCTGGCCGAGCCATCAGGACCGGCCTTATGGGTTCAAGTGCCGGGCGCTTGTCAGTGCCGGGGCCGCAGGGAATGATTTGCTTTTGTGGTGCGATGCGCCGATTGTTCCGGTGCGAAGCATGAAGCCGCTGTGGGACCGCATCGAGAAGGATGGCTACTGGATTGCCCGGAACGGCTGGAACAATTACGAATGGACAGCGACCGACGCCTACAAGGTGCTTTTCCCCGATCTGTCGTTGAATCAGGCTCGAAGGCTCAACAAAGACATTCCGCACGTCGTTGCGTCGGCGTTCGGGATCAACGTGGCGCACCCGGTCGGGCAAATGCTCATTTCGGAATACTTCCGGCTGTGCGACACGGAAGCGATCTGCGGTCCGTGGAAGAACGCGCCGGAGACGCATTGCGGACCGATTGATGTGCTTGGACACCGGCACGATCAGACGATTCTCAGCGTTGTGGCGCACAATCTCGGGTTAAAGCTCACTGACTGTCCGGACATCTTCTCCTACGCGCCGGGCGCAGACACTTCGATTCTTGTTTCCGATGGAGGCAACACACTCACGAATGTATTCGCAGAATGACGAAGAGCAGTACATCCTCGAAGCGGTCGGCGACGGGCCGGGCGTCTTTCTCGACATTGGCGCGTTCGACGGCAAGACCTTCTCGAATACGGCGGCGCTTGCGGATCGCGGCTGGTCGGGGGTGCTGGTCGAGCCGAGCATGAACGCATTCACGGCCTTGCGCCGTCGATATGCGGACAATCCCCGGATTCAGCTCGTGCATGCGGCGGTGGGCTGCGTTCGCGGCCTCGTCAAGTTCTGGGAGAGTCCTGATGCGGTATCGACGACTTCGGAGAAGCATCGGGAAGTATGGGAAAGCGCGGCGGCGTTTCAGGAACCGTACTACGTCGCGCAGGTCACGATTCCCGACCTGTTGAATCTTCCGTCCCTCCGGAGTCTCGATCTTGTGAGCATCGACACCGAAGGAACGAGCAGCGAGATATTCGCGCACTGGTTTACATTGTCGATTCCGAAGCCGAAAGTCTTCATTGTGGAATACGACTTCCGAGACGAGGAGTTGGCACTACTGGCAAAGGGCGCGGGCTTCGACTCGGCCTACAAATCGAACGAGAACCTGGTGCTCGTCCATGAATCTTGCCGAACTCGCGCGCAAGTATAGAACCGACAAGGTGCGCGATCCGGAGAACCCGCTTTCGCATGACTACATTCCGACCTATGAAGCCATCCTTGCCGGGAAGGACATTCGACGCATTCTTGAGATCGGGATTGGGTACGATCACCTGTTCCACAACGAGCAGAAAGCGGGCGCGAGCCTCCGAATGTGGGCGGAATGCTTCCCGGAGGCGGAAGTGTACGGCCTCGACATCCGGCAGGACACGCTCATCAACGACGGCCGGCTCAAATCCTTCTGGTGCGACCAGTCCGATGAAGCGAGTTTGCGCGCCGTCGCCGCGAAGATCGGTGGAGCCTTTGATTTGATTGTGGACGACGGTTCGCACATACCGGGCGATCAGTCATTGACCGCGACAGTGTTTTTGCCGCTTCTCGCACCGGGCGGCGTGTATGTGATCGAGGATGTAGAGATTGGCCCGAAACAGGGGATGTTGATTCTTCGATGAAACTGCAGCTAATGGTTCTGACGCAGCCCGGCCGGCATGAGATGCTGAAGCAGGTCGTGTCGGAGTTTGACCGGCAGCTTGCGCCCTGGCCGGTGGATCATGCAAACGGCCGGCCTGTGGAACTGCTGATCGGGATGTGGAACGACAAACTCGACCTTGGCGAGAACCGGAACGCACTGATACGCCGGGCGACGGCCGAGTACGTGATGTTCTTCGATGACGACGACTTTCCGGCGCATGACTTCGTGGACACGATTCTGCCGCTTCTCGATGGCGTCGATTACATCGGCTACCAGTTGCAGTGCTGGTGCCAGCATCTTCGGTATCAGGAATACGGGGAGACGGATCACTCGCTTCGGCATCCGGACTGGTCGCGCGAGGGCATGAAGTTCTTCCGGGACATCAGCCACGTCAATCCGATGCGCCGGGAACTGGCGCTGCGCGCGGAATTCGACGGCGGTTTCGGCGAGGATCACCGCTGGGCGGCCAAACTCCGGCATCTCGGAATCGTGAAGACCGAGCACTACATTCCGAGGGTGATGTACCACTACATCTGGCGGGCGGTAAAGCATGACGAGTTCGACTATTGCGATCCATACCGTCTCGGGATCATCAACCGAGTCCGTTCGGGGCGCTGGGCACGTTGCACGTGCGGCCGGCACTGCGACGGGATCATCTGTGTCGATTCACCGATTTATGCGAGCGCGAGGACGTAAGTGCCGAATCCACGGCCACAGACCGACATGCAACGCGCTGCCCGGCAGCGAGGGCAGCAGTTTGCAATGGAAATCCTCAAGGAAAAGAACCAATCGAGGATATGGGCCAAGCTGCTCGACTCGAAAGATGAGCGAATCGTTCTCGACGCGCTGAAGTACCTCACGGATCGAGCGTATGGCAAAGCCGAACAGCCGAACACGCATGCAAACGCCAATGGAGAACCCTTCAAAATCGTCTATCAAGTGGCGGATGATTAAAGACGGCGATGGACGAGTTCTCTACGCCACAGCCAAATGGCAGGAAGAGCTGCACAGCGATCCGGCGCGGTTTCGAGCTGCCATCGGAGGGCGCGGATCGGGCAAGTCGATTTTTCTCTTGGGTGAAGGAGTCTGGAAATACATTGTGCCGTTCGCGGGTTGTCACGTTCTCCTGCTTCGCAAGGACTTCAAGGAGCTTTCCAAGGGGCTCATTCAAGACCTGCGAACGGAGATTCCTGCGGAACTTTACAAGTACAACGCCTCGGATCACATTGCGACCTTCTGGAACGGATCGCTCTTGTTCTTTGGACACTGCGAAAACTTGCAAACAAGCGACTTGAACCAATATCTGTCTTCGAGCTTCAGCTTCATCGGCCTCGATGAAGGCGGCGAGTTCCCGTTCAAGGTGTGGGACTTCCTGCAAGGTTCGAATCGCAACCGGGTGCAAGGCCCAAAGCCGACGATGGCGCTTGCGACAAACCCTTACGGCATCGGTTACGGCTGGATCAAGAGTCTGTTCATCGACAAGCAGCCGATTGTCGAGATGGGCAAGAATCCGAACTACGATCCGGCGGATTACGCGTTCCGGCACTCGACGGCGGACGATAACCCATTCCTGAAGGAGAAAGACCCGGACTACCTGAATCGCCTGAACCTGCTCTCTCCCGGCCTTCGGCAACGGATGCTCTACGGCGATTTGAACTCGCTGTCAGGATCATACTATTCGACCTTCAGCCGCGACGCGCATGTGATCGACCTCGGGACCGACCAGGCACGAGTCATGTGGCAGCCGTGGCAGCCGTGCTGGTCGGGAATTGATTGGGGCATTGCGCACTTCACGGTGGTACTGTGGTTCACGCGGGCGCTTGTTCGGCAGATGGACGGCACGCGGAAGCTCGCGGTTGTGTGTTATCGGGAAATGGCGTTCAACGAAACGGACATCGACGCGGCGGCGAAAGTAGTGAAAGAAGGGTTCAACGGCTACCCGGCATATCCAAATGGCCCGGATGAATTGAAGCGCATGCAGCACACGTTCATCAGCCATGAACTGTTTGCTCGAAGGTCAAGCCCGCGCCCGGATCAGACGGTTGCGGCAGAACTCTCTCGGGCGTTCAGGGCGCTCGGATTGCCGGAATGCACGAAAGCGGCAGGCTCGGCGAGCCACCAAGAGCGGATCGACGGCGCAACTCTTATCCGGAACTCATTCGCTACCGGGGATTTGTTCATCACCTCGAACTGCACGGAACTGATTCGAGCGATTCCGCTTCTCGCTCGTGACGAAAAGGAACTCGAAGACGTTGCCAAAACGTCGGGCATCGAGGATGATCTGTTCGATGCGCTGAAGCACGGCACGCTGTCGGTCCTCGGTCCGATGACCCGGCCGAAGGAAGACATTGTGCGCGAGATTGGCGAGACGATTCCCGACAAGCTGATGCGCTGGCAGTACTTGACGAAGAACTTGCCGAAGTCCGGATCGATGGTGCGCGTGCATCGGGAAGTTCGGATGCCGTGGGAGATGGGATGAAGCGTCTCAAAGCGTTCCTCACCGAGTTTCACGAAGCGGTCGAACGCATGAAGGCAGTTGATTCCAAACTCGCAGCGATGCAGGCTGAGATGGCGAATCTTCGGCTGGACGTGAACGCCATGCGAGTCGCGCAGACGAAGGTGCAGCATCGGCAAGCGGCGGAAGATGAAACGCTGGGCAGGGCTTACGGCCTGACGAAAGCGCAGGCCGAGCAAGTCGATTGGGAGCGGGTTCGGTAATGGGGATAGATGTTCCATTCGAAAGTATGATCGGAAAAACTTTCACCCGCGTTGAAAAAGTTGACTCCGGTATAGGCGACAGCGACGCTATTCGCTTCACCGTATCCGATAACGAAGAATACGCGATGCTCTATAACGCAGACTGTTGTGCCGAGTGCTACATCGAAGATATTTGCGGAAATTTGAACGATTTGATTGGTTCTCCAATAGTGCGTGCAGAAGCTAATGGAAGCGAAGAAGACCACAACCGCCCGGCTTTGGGAGGCGATGACGATTCGTTCATTTGGACGTTTTATCGCATCGGAACCGTTAAGGGAACTGTTGTTATTCGTTGGTACGGAAAATCTAACGGCTATTATTCTGAATCAGCAAGCTTTGAGAGGATTACGTAGAAAGACGCATGGCCTACATAGCGAAAGACGGCAGGCATTTCACCCATCCCTTACAGGGCCGCACTTATGACAAGTCGCTGGCCGAAGAAGGCCACGACCAGACGAAAGACGCGCCCGGCGGACCGCAGCACGAGGAGGCGGTTCGGGCGCATGGCCTCGCAAGTAAAATCATCATCGAGCGAGGCGAATCGGTCGGCAACGGCAGAACGCGCCTGACCGCAATCCATGCGGACGGATTCAAGCACACGTCGGTGCATCCCGAAGCGTATCGAGCGCACGACCTCGGCAGGGAACTCCTCGGGATCGAAGCTCCGCCGGCGTTGCAGACGCATTCCCGCGCGCGCAGCCAGCCGCGAGGCCCGAAGGAAGACGAGCGAGTCGCGCAAGAGGACAGCCGGGAAGTGGAGGAGCCAATCTAATGCCGATCAGCGCATACTTCCAGGGCAAGGGCAAGCAGGTCATGGGCGACATGCAGGACCGCTACGGCGACGACAAGGGCAAGCGGGAATTTTACGCCACGGCGAACAAGCAGAACCAGAAGCCAAAACGCAAGCGCGGCTTTGTGGCCCGCGCAATCGAACAGCAACGTGCCTAGCAACGAGTCTCAATCGGGATATGAACCGCACGCCTCGGGCATGGATCATTGTCACGACTGCACGCATTATTCCTGGCCGCATCTGTGCGATGAATCGCACGTCATTGCCGATGCGAAGCAAGAGAAGTCCGGCCTTCGAATCCAGCGTTCCGGGAAAGCGATTGTTAATCCCGGAGGCTGGTGCAAGTTCTTCCAGTAGCGTGGGCCTCGATGCGCAAGGCACGGAATTCATCTTGAGGGCCAGCGACTATTCGAGGATGTGGCGGGATTACGAAATGAAGATCGCCTAACATGGCCCAAGACGACACCGGAAACCAGGACATCACACAGAAGCCGCAGCCCTATCCGGACTCCGATAGTGTCAAAACAGACACAGACGAGAAGCCGAAGCCGCGCACGTTCCGGCCAGGCGATCTTTCGCCGTTCTGGTATTCGCCGCAGCAAAACGTCCTCGACGATCTTTCCGAGAAGGCCAAGAACGAAGTCAAGCGCCTCGTCGATGAGATTGGGAACAAGGACGTAGCGGCGCGTCGGTGGGAAGTCGAACAATCTTGGGAAGCGCGGCTATTTGATCGCGGGTACCAGTACTTGCTCCCGAGGCGCGGCGGCGGCTGGATTTTGCCGCCCTTTGCGACGGACTACAACCGGACATCCTCGAAAAAGAGCGGCAAGTTCTACGGGTATGAGACGAACATTTACGCGACCTATGGGGAGATCATCACAGCCGCGTTGACGCGGGATGTGCCCGGTGTTCGATTCGAGCCGAAGAATCCCGAATCCGACATTGACGTAACGGCGAAGGAAGCGGCCACACGCTATGCGAAGTGCTTTGGCCGGTCGAATGACCTTCTGGCGCTGCAGCAGCAGATGGTCTACTACCTTCGCACGGATGGGCGCTCGGTCATTGTCACGGATCACATCATCGACCGGCAAAGATTCGGCAGCCTCGATCCACTGAATCCGGTCAATCCCGAAACGGAAACTGCCGAAGAGCAAGCGCTGTTGTATCTCGTTCGTCACGGCGAGACGCCGCGCAATGAAGAAGGCATCACGCGCGGGCAAAGCGATGTTGGACTCGATCCGCACGGCCAGCAGGAATCCTCGGATGCGGGTTCCTACCTCAAGGGCAAGAGCATTGGCCGGATCATCTCTTCGCCGCTGCCGAGGGCGGTTGAAAGCGCCGAGCGGATTGCGCAGATTACCGGCGTTCCAGTCGAGATGGATGATCGGTTTGCGGCTCGTGATATTGGCGACCTTGAAGGGCAAGCTTCTGAGGATGTCGGAGAGGACTTCGAAGAGTCTTCCGAGAATCCGGACGAACCGCTGCCCGGAGGCGGCGAATCGCAGAACGATCTCGACAGCCGGGTACAGGAAGCGATTCTTGATCAGTTGCAGACTACCGCAGCGCAGCCCACAGCGATTGTGACGCACGATTCGGTTATTTCCTCGGCGTTCCGGGCGATTCATGGAGAGGAATATGTTCCACCCACTGATCTGGTCGATCCTGGCGGAATTGCTGGTATTTTTGCTGCTCCTGGCGGTGGATTTACGATACGGCCTGTCTTCCCTACCACCGCCGAACACGGAGCAGTGCCCACGGAAGAATCGGAACCGAGAGGCGAAGAAGTAGCGGAAGTGTACGGCAAGCTCGAAGCGAAAGTCCCGATCAACGCGCAGAGCCAAGCCGACTTCCCGTGGATGCAAGTCTCCCGCGAATTCGACTATGCCTTCGTCAAGGGCATGTTCCCGGAATACGCCGACAAGATCAAACCGGGTTCGGCGGGCGCCGGAGAAAACGAACTCGACCGCATTGCCCGGATCAATGCCTGCCTCGCGCTCGAAGCGTCCTACGTAACCGGCGATTCGATGGTGCGGGACTGCACGGTGCAGCGCACGTGGATGCGGCCCGGTTACTTCATGTCGTGCGAAGACACTGACGTTCGGGACGAACTGTTTAAGTACTTCCCGAACGGATGTCTTGCGATCATGGCCGGGGAAGCGATGGTGCTTGCCCGGAACGAAAACATGGACGATCACTGCACGACGGTTCAAGCGTTCCCCGGCTCAGGCATGAACCGGCTGGCGCTGTGTTCGAAGCTCTTGTCCTTGCAGAAGCGGGTAAACAACTGGATCGATCTCTGGAACGATTTCTTCATCCGAACGATTCCGAATCGAATCTACGATCTCGACATGTACAACCCGGAGGCGATACAGGATCAGCCGCAAATGCCGGGGGATTCGATCTTTGTCAAGCGTTCCGGAGCGAACCTCACGCAGCCGATTGAGACATCGGTATTCGTCGAGCCGACGCCGACGCACCAGGCTTCGATGCCGCAAGCGATTCAGATGTGGTTGACGGACCTGCCACAACTTCTTTCCGGGGCCATTCCGTCGCTTTTCGGGGCGCAATCGAACGTCGATACGATCAATCCATCCTCGGGCGTGGCAATGGCTTTGACCAGGGATCAGGCGCTTGCGCGGCTCTCGACTCCGTGGCATGCGATTATGATGGCGACGTGCAACTACTTTCGGCAGGCCGTGCAGCTTGCCGCGAAGTGCCGCAAGGAACCGATTCGCATGGCCGGGCAGCCGGGAGAAGCGGTTCGAATCGAACTCGCCGACATGAAAGGGAACGTGCTCTGCTATCCCGAAGAGAGTTACGACATTCCCGAATCGTGGAACCAGCGGCAGGCGCGGTATCAGGGCCTCATCACCGAAGCGGCCACGAATCCTTATCTCGCGCAACTGCTTTCGTCTCCGCAGAACGCGAAGATTGCGCACGACGCGGCCGGCATGGAAGAATTCATCATCCCGCAAGCCGACTCGTGGGAAAAGCAGCTTGGTGAGTTCGAAGTCCTGTTAAAGTCTTCACCGATTCCGAATCCGCAGAAGATTCAGGCGCAGCAGCAAATCGACCAAGTGGTATCGGGGGCGAAAGCGGTTCCGCCGCAAGCGATTCCTCCGGCGGCTGTTTCCGGCGTCGATCAGGCAATCCAGCAGATTCAAGCGATGCCGGACATGGTCTCTTCCGTGCAAATCGACCCGCAAGTCGAAGACAGCGCCACCGAGTCGGCATGCTGCGCATGGTGGCTCAATTCAGCCGAAGGCCGGAAGTACAAGAACGGCACGCCCGAAGAGCGCGACGGCTACCAGAATGTGCGCCTGCACAAGCTCGAACACGACGCGGCGATGAAGAACAACGTGCCGCCCGCACCGCAAAAGCCGATGTCCGTTTCGGCCAACATCAAGGACATGCCTCCACGGGCGGCGGCGGCGGAACTGACAAAGCGCGGACTTCCGGCGGCCCCGCAGGAAATAGCAGCAGAGAGGAGCAACACGAATGGCTGATGGCGAAGTAGCACTGGCAGGAGCGCTCGGCGATGTGGCGGAAGCGCCTCCGGTTGACGTTGAAACGGTCGATACCGACGTAACCGAAGTTCCGGAACCGGAACAGCCGGAAACTCCGGAAGCGGCGGCTCCCGAGCAAAAGGAAGAGCCGGAAGTCAAGGCGGCTCCCGGAAAGCTCAATCCTCGGGATGTCACGAAGACGTTGCGGGAACTGAGGGACGCGAATCCCGACCGCGCGCCGATCCTTCGGCAACTCAATGATTCGTTCTTCCGGGCGGAGAAGTATTCGGAAGCGTTTCCGACGCCCGAGGATGCGCAGCGCGCCAAGGCTACATTCGAAGCTCTAGGCGGCGATGAAGGGATTGCCTCGCTTCGGCAGGCGCAGAATCAGGTTGCCGACATCGACCGCATGGCGGCCGAAGGCGATCCGAAGATGATCGACGCCTGGGTCAGCGAGAGCAAGGACGGATTCATCAAGGCCGCGCCCGTGTTTCTCGACACGCTCGAACGCACGGACCCGCGAGCCTACGCTTCGACGCTGCAGCCGCATCTCGTAAAGGCCATCGTGAGCGCCGGGCTTGGCAATTCGCTTGACCGCATCGCATGGTTTGCAAATCGAGTGGAAAGCCCGGAACTAAAGCAGGAAATCGCGCAAGTGCAGCGATGGCTGGGCGGACTTGTCGAGGAGGAAAACAAGCGGCAGACGCAGCAGAACGATCCCCGGATGGCCGAGATTCAGGCCGGGAGCCGCAAGGTGGCCGAGGAGCGCGCGAACTTGCTCCTCGAAAAGATTGGCGTGCAGGTGCAGCCATATCTCTCAAGCACCATCGAACGGGCCATCAGCGAGCACTCGAAAGGCGCGAAGCTCGGCGAGAACGTCGTTTCCGATTTGCGGGACGCGGTCATCCAGGAAATTGATCGAACACTGCGCTCCGACAAGGTGTACCAATCGAATCTCGCGGCGCTCAAGGCCAAGGGTGACATTTCGGCTATCACGAAATATATCAAGACCAATGTCGATTCGCTTCGTGCTAGGATTGTGCGCGATGTATGGAACAAGCGGGTAACGCCGTTTCAGACAGCGGCGAAACCGAATGGCGCGGAGCCGAGGCAAGCAGCGCAGCCGGTGCAGAGAGCGGCACAACCGAGGACGAATTCAGCGGCGCTTTTGCTTCTCGGCAAACCGAAGATTACCGATCTTGACATGGACCGCGATCCCGACCGGCAATTGTTCATCGCTGGACGCGGGTATCTGAAAGCCGGCCCGAATGCCGGCAAGTTGGTCCAGTGGAGGAGATGACAAGTTTCAGACGGGAGCATTCGCCTGCAAGCGGCGTAAAAACGAGCAAGCTGCTCCTATCGACGGCGCATTGCGCCTTGGATGCAGGACAGACGCGGCACCCCGAAGCCGGGCCGACAGGCCGAAACGGACTGCATAAACAAAGCAGGTGACAAATGAATGGCAAATCCAGTACAGGAAGCGGCAGTTGAAGCCATCGAGCTGGATGCGTTTTCAAAGGACATCCCCGATCTAATCCAGTTCGACAAGACGCTCTATTCCCTTTTCAAAAACAACGCCACAACCATCCCCGTCTCGAACGTGACGGCAGCCGGAGGGACCACGCGCCCTTCGTTCCGCGTGCCGTTCCGTCCGCAGGCGGGTGCAGCGCTCACGCAAGGGACCGGCAACGCCGATTCTCTTGGCCGGGGCACCGGGTCGCAGTGGGCCGCGTTCGCGCTGTCTCCGGTTTTCGTCTTCTCGGTTTGCGAAATTACCTTCCTCGCCCGCATCGCCACGGAAGGCCGTAAGCGCGGCCTGTTCAACGTGCAGGCGCAAGAACTGAAGAACACATTCCAGCAAGCGACGCAGGGCCTCGAAGCCTTGTGCAACGGCGACGGCACCGGAACGCTCGACCAGATTCCGGCGACGGCGACCGTGAACAACGGAACCGGCTCGGCCGGCCCGTCGTTTTCTTCGATTGTCGGAATGCAGAATGCCTTCCAGTTCACCGATCAGCAAACGGTGCAGGTGATCTCGACCGGCGGAACGAATCGCGGCTCGTTCGTCATCAGCTTTGTCGATGCCGTTGCGAACACGATTTACTCCTCGACGGCGCTTCCTTCGGGAACCACCACGACCGACTTCCTTGTGATCTCGGGTTCGGCGGGCACCGCCGGATCTTCAATCATGGGGCTTCGGGCGTGGCAGGTGAACTCGAACACGGGAACGATTGGCGGCCTCTCGCGCGCCACGTATCCGGGGCGGCTCTCGACTCCAATCATCAACCTCAATAACGGAGCCTTGGCGCTTTCGACCGGATACCGGGCGAACGTATTGCTTGGCCGCGCCTTGGGCCAGGACAACGCCGCGATGAAGTCGGTGACGTGGTACACGGGTCCCGATCAGGCCATGCAGATTGCGAACCTGTATCTGAATGCCCTGTTCGTGAACGTGCCGGAAGCGAAGGGCGACTCCGCTCTCGACATGGTGAAGCGCAACTGGCCGATGTCCTATGCGGGCCGCGACCTGCATGTCGGGTGGAACGCGCTACCGGGGCGGCTTGACCTGTTCACGTTCGACACGTGGTACATCGGAGAAATGCTGCCGCTCGAACTGTACGACTTCGGCGGCGGGATCACCGTGGCGCCCGTGCCGGACATCATCAACGGAGGCTACCTCACGTCGTCCATGTTTGCTTATGTGGCCGCGCTTAACCTCGTCAACAGTAACGTGCGTGCAGGCGTGATCGTTTCCAACGCCGCACAGCCCACGATCTAAGGAGGAATGACGAACATGAAAAAAGCAACGATCATCACCTTGGTTCTCGCGGCTGTCGCGGCGCTCGGAACGCTTCTCATTCCGAATGTCGTGAAGCCGATTCACGCCCAGCAATACGCCGAGTGCATTTCGAGCATTGCCGCGCCCGCCTGCCAGTCGGCGAGCTACGGCCTTGTCACGATTGCGTCCGGCGGTGCAACGACCGTTGTAGTCAACACTTCGGCGGTCACTGCAAAGTCAACCATCATGCTCACACAGGATACATCGACCACGATGGGGACTACGCTCGGCGTGACCTGCAACACGAACAACGTGGCGGCTTGGATTTCGGCCCGCACGGTTGGATCGTCGTTCACGATCACGTCGGCGTCGAGCTTTACGACCAATCCGGGGTGCTACCAGTTCGAAATGATTACGCAATGATCGAGCTGGGCCGCACAGAGCACAAACTTCCCCCGGAGATCGAAGAGTTGATTCTTCGCTCCGGGGGAATCAATCCCTACGGCGAGCCTAACTTCAAGATCGTCTGGGGCGAAACCTATGTCACCCGGACGGGATTCGGAGACATGCGCCTGTTTCCGATTCCCGCCTGGGTGCTTCTCAAATGGGAGCCTCCGGAAAAGTGGGGGAGTCCCGATTCCTGGGATTACGAAGCCCTCGGCGCTTACCCGCATCGCGGCATGTACAATCCGGTTCAGCCGTTCTACGAACGCATCGACAAGAAGATCGTGCCGATGGAAATGTCCCGCCGCGTGGCCGAATTCATCATGTACACGATCATGGCCTACGAATGCGAGACGCCCGAAAAGCGGCTTGCGGTGATGAAGGCCATGAAGGAAAAAGACGACAAGATCATCGAGAACCGCATTGCCGACAATCTGCAGGATGCGGTCGGGTCCATCGCGGTGGACGGGATCAGCTTTGTCGGGCAGACGAATTGCCGGTCCTACGTGCAGCAGATGATGGACCGGATCGAATCGCAGATGGGCCAGAGCATTGCCGCGCGAAAAGGACTTCAGCAACTCAGCTAAGGAGACGGAATGGCAAAGAGAGATGCAATACTCGATCCGAAGTCGCCGATTGCCGTGCAGCAATCGCAAGTAATGACGCAGCGGGAGAACATGGTTCTGCTTCCGTTCACGCTGCAGGACTTCACGCAGGACGCGAACATTTCGCGGCAGCCGGATTATCACATCTACGTCTACAACATCGCGCCCCGGCGCTTTGAGATTCGCCGGCCGCCCAACTTTCCCTGCATCGTGTTCGGACCATGCCCAAAGGACAAGGATTACGTCAAGGTCGGCGTGTTCCCGAACATCGTCAACGAAAAGTGGGTCGATGCGGACACGGGCGAGACGCGCAATCGCGGCATCCAAGGCGAACGGTTCGTCATGGACCTTCTGAACCCGGTGAATCTCGGCATCGACATGTGGAACTCGCCGGTCAGTCCGGAACGCGCATGGCTTGACCAGGGCACCGACGATATGACGCGGCGCGGCCTGTTCTTCTCGACTGACGATCCACCGAAGCCCGAACACTTGCGACTGACACGCGACCGGATGGAGGCGCACTACAAGCAACTCCTGCAGCAAGCGGACCAGGCGTACATGACGAATGACGCCGACCAGCGCCGAACCATCGGCCCCGAGCACCACATGGCTGCGGAGTACTTCCACGCCAAGAGCCAATGGCATGTGATTGCCGAGATTCAGCCGACGTGCCCGAACTGTGGAGAGATCGTCTCGCGGGACGTGGCCTTCCATCGAAACACGCTCGGCTTCATCTGTGTGCTCGACTGGCAGAAAGCAGTCAAGGCCGGAGCGGTCAAGCGCGAAGACGTGCCGGAAGAATGCCGATGGTGGGAACAGGCTAGCTAATGCCGGGAGTCGGCTCGACAGCGTATCCGACGATTGAGACCTGGGCGAATCTGGTCCGGCAAAAAATTAATGACACGTTTAAGGGGGCAACCGGCACTCCGGGCGAAGGCCGCATCTTCACCGATGGCGCTCCGTTCACGATTCCGATTTTGAACGACTGTCTTGCCGACTTTCAGCGCGAACTCGATAACGCTTCGATTCCGACAAAGTACAACGAAGTCTTTTTCACGCAAGCGCTCGGCAACTCCATTCCTCCGATCAACAGCAGCGCCGGAGCGGGAACGCCGAATCCGGCAGCACAGCAGGAACTCAGCTTTACCGGATTCTTCGACGGCTATCAGAATTATCCGACGCCGTTCCTGCCGCCCGATTGCCTTGTGCCGAAGCGCATGTGGTTTCGGACAGCGGGATCGAACCTGAATTTCACCGAGTTCTATCCGGCGCGCGCGGGCTTGCAATCGCAGTTTCAGGATTATGCGCCCGGAGAATGGGACTGGCGCGGATATTCTCTTTTCTGGAACGGGTCGCTCGTCGCGCTCGAAATGCGCATGCGCTACGTGCAGCAAGTAGCGTTTTACGGGAACCTTTCGACGCCGCTCTTTTCGACGACGCCCATTCCATTCAAGGATTCGATTTCTGTTCTTTCGCTCATGGGCGCGGAAAAGTTCTGCGCCGCACGCTTGCCGGAAGGCGCAACGAGCGGGCTTCTGGCAAAGATTCGGACGGAGATGGACAAGGTTATCAACCGAGAAGCGAAGGCCATGCAAGCGGTCCGGCACAGCCGGGGAGCCTACGGAGAGACGGGGGACATCTTCACCTTCTAAACCATCATGGGATTCCTGCTCGGACAGCCATTTGCGGAAATGACGCTCGGACGCTTCGGCGGATTGTATACCGAAGCCGACGAACGGGACTTGCCGCTCGGCGCTTCGCCGCTCAATCACGATGTCGATTTCCTGATCGGCGGATTCACCATCCGGCCAGGACTGACAACGCAGCTTGGAATCGGAGCCGGGCTGACGGTTCCGTATCTCAAGTCCACGCGGATCATTCCGGCATTCTCTCCGCCCGAGGATGCGACGCTATACCAGACGAGCGCGGGACAAATCACACAGATCGGTGACGGCAATATCGTTCCTTTTTTCCCCGGCGATTCGCCTGTCGTCTCAAACGCCATCGCCACATCCGAGAATGTCGAGAACACGGAATTCATCGCGCTATCGAACTTCGGGCCGGAGGTTGTCAGTCCGATTGGCGGGCTTGTGACGAACGGCTACGACCAGCCGCGCACCTATACAGGAACGAACGTAGGCCGCGTCTCGCAGTGCGGGCCGCAGGATGATTTTTTCTCAGCAGTAGGAACTGGAACGGGATCGGGGCAGCTTGCCGCCGGAACGCGGTACTGCATTTACATGTTCCTGATGGCCGATGGTTCGATCACTCCGGCCTCACAGCCTTCGCAGTTTACAACAACCTCGACGGAGATTGGAATCATCTTCTCGAATGTGGGCATCGGTCCGCGCAACTGTGTCGCTCGAATTATCGCGTTGACGGCGGCGAATGCCGGGATCGGCGGACCCTACTACTACATTCCGAATGCCGTTGCCGGATCGGGAGGTCCTTTCGGTCCAACGGTCATCAACGACAATACCACGACGACGTTGACCGCCATCCTTTCGGACACGGCAATCACTTCGGGCATCAATCTTTCCGTTGTCGGCGGCAACGTCCTGCAGATGCGCGAGATCGGCGAGTACGTCAAGGGCGTCAACTATGGCGGCCGTATGTTCTATCTCGGTGAGCGCGTCAAGGTGGACAACATCCCGAACATGACATTCGACGGCAATGGAGCGTTTGCGGCAACGTGGGGCGTATCCTCGCCCGGACCGACTCTTTCCGTGGTTCGTTCCCTCATCTACGGGATAGCGCTTTCCTTTAAGAATCCGACAGGATCGACAATCAACACTTCACTCCCGCCGACCTACTATCTCTTCAAGAACTTTGGACTCGATCCGTTCGGCGTTCCGCAACTTCAGAACAATTTCGATTATTCGATTCGAGTCACGGCCTATACGGATGCACTCGGGGTCGGGGCGACTTGCGGATTCACACTTTCGGGCGGTTCGCTTCCGATGGCGTCGAATGTCGCAACCGGACCGCTTACGCAAGTTCCACAGGAATTCATTCTTGATTTTTCTCTCGGAACGAAGCTTGCGGAATTCGCAGAATTGCAACTGTATCCGAACAATCTTCCGGGCAACGCGACGCTGTTTGTGGATCGCATCGAAATCTTCCCGACTGAAAGCCCGATTTACGCTTCGCAGCTTTCGGCGAGCTATCTCCTGAACAACGGCGTCCTCGGCGATCCGCAGTGCGTCGATTCGGTAACGGGCATCATCGACGCTTCTCTGTTCACGACGCGCCCGCTGACGGATCAATTCGTTTTTCCAAACAATAACTCGCTCTATTTCGCCACCGAGGACCGGCTGTTTCAAACGCAAGTGACGGCCGGATCGGAGCCTTCCGGCTGGGGAATCGTGGAAATTACCGGGGCGGGCGGCATCTGCGGACCGCTCGCCGACGATCTCGGGGATGCTTGGGTCATTTACGCGAATCGGCAGGGCGTGTACATCTTCGACGGAGGCACGCCGCAAAAGATCAGCCAGGAGATTCAGCAGCTCTGGAATCAGCTTTACGAACCTTCGCTCAACCGAGTGTGGGTGAAGATCGACCTGTACCAGCAAAGGATTCTGGTCGGCGTGCCGATGATTACGCCGAACAAGTGGATGCCCGACGCCCCGGCGAACGCTGCGCCCGCGACACCGAACGTGATTCTATGCATGTCGTATCTCGGACTTTTCACCGCCGCCGATATTGCATCGGCCATCGGCGTTCATCCATCGGCATTCACCGGGCAGTTGCTTTCGAGGGATCAAACCCGGAAGTGGACAGCATGGACGATTGCTTCCCCAGTTGCGAACTGGATCAATCAGAGCGCCGTCGCGCAACAGCTTTGGCTTGGCGGGACGGGCACCGGGAAAATCTATGTGCTCGACGCATCGAACCAGACCGACGACAGCGCTGCCATCCCGGAGAAGTACACGACTTTCGGATTCTCGGATGAGATGCAGAACCAGGGATTGCAGCTCGGCAGCGTTCGCAAGCAATACGCCTATATGACCGCCACGCTCGAAGGCGCTGGCGGGGCAATCCTGACAACGTATCCCGAAAATCTCGAAACGCCCTATGCGAATGCGCAGCCTCCGGTAACGCTCGCAAATCCGGCGCTCGACGATGTGAACCTGCCATTGAATGAAACCGGGAACTATTGCTTCTTGCAACTCAAGACGGACGGAAATGCAGGATCGTATTTCAACTTAAGGCGTATGGTAGTCGGAGTCATGCGCGATCCGTCCATACCGATCAGCGGACTATGACGACCGAGCAACTGATTGCCGACCTGCATCAGAAAATGGGCATCCGGTATCCGCTTCCGGCGCTCGATAGTCCCTTGATGATCCTGACCGAAAAGGCCGCGAACGAAAAAGCGGTTTGCGCGGTCAAGATGATCGGCGAAGCGTATCTGTGGCTCGAACCGAAGGCCAGCGTGCGCGAACGCGTTGAGGCAATCCGGGAAGTTTCGGGCAAGGCCATCGAAGCGGCAAAGATTTTCAAACTCGAAGACGTAAGTTGCTGGGTCCCGCCCGACATCGCGCCGAAGTTCGCGCACACGCTCGGAGAATTGGGGTGGCGCATGAGTCCGTGGCCGTGCTTTTCGAGGCTTCTCACATGACCTACATCGAATTCGACGCGTGGCTGATCGACCAGGCGAAGCGCATGCCTCGGGCGATGAACGACCGCGCGCTGCAACAGCAGGAAAAGCAGACGTTCGGAGCGACGACCGGAGTTGCGAATCAGGCCGGAGCGAATGCGAGCGGCCTGTATGGACCGCTGCAGAGTTTCGGCACAAACATGATGACCGCGCCTCCGGGATACGGTGCCGACCTGCAGAACATGCAGGCAATCGCCGGAGAGGAAGCAAGTTCGGCATCGAACAACGCGGCGCAATCTGCAGCGCTCGCGGCGGCGCGCGGCGGGAATGCGGCCGGGATCAACGCATCCCAGGATGCAGCGGCGCAGCAAGCGTCGGCGGCCGGGGGCGCGAACCAGCAAGACATCCTCGCGCAGAACGCGCAATTGAAACAGCAACAGCAGCAAGAGGGCGCGGGCCTTCTTTCCGGGCTGTATGGCACAAACGTCAACGCGCAACTCTCGGCCCTTGGGCAGCAGCCGGAGGATATCAAATCCGGTGTGAACGCCCAGCAGGTTGGTTGGCTGCAAAACGTCACCGGCGTATTGGGCGCACTTGGCAGTTTAGGTACTGGAGTCGGAGCGGCTGCTACGGGGATTTGTTGGGTGGCCGCTGAACTCTATGGAGGGTGGAACACGCTCGAAACCTTCCTGATTCGCCGATGGCTCGTCAAGACATGGTACATGCAGCCGTTTGTGTTCCTGTATCAGAGGTTCGGCCGACAGTGGTCCGAATTTATTGTCCTTCACAGAAGCGCCCGCGATTGGACCAAGATACTATTCGATGTGTTTTTGAGGAAAGCCCGTGGCTGACGTAACGATTAAAGCCGACCCGGAAGTGCTCGACCAGTTCGCGGGAATCACGGGTCTGTTTCCGCTGACGCCGAGTCAGCCAGCCGATCCGCGCCTCGGCGCGATGCAGCCTCCTCCGGATTCCGCTTCCCCGCTCACTCCTAACTGGAATCCATCAGCCCCCACCACGCTAGGGACGGGCGCACCGGATGTGGGAGCGTCCCCACTTCCGCCCATCGCGCCCGCTTCCGCTCCGGCATCCGACATGGCTCCTCCATCCGGTCCTCCCGGATCAGTGGATTACGCTCAGAGGAAGTATGCCGCCGATGTTGCCAGACCGCAGCCCGGAACTCTGGGCAAGATTGGGGGTTGGGCCGCGTCGATCCTGACTCCGCACATTGCTGCAATGATCCCGCAAACTCCGCTCGGAAGGATCGTGCAGCAGAATCAAGACCTATCGAATCTTCGCGGCGCAGAGTCCGAGCAGCGGGCCGAAGAAACGCAACGAACAGAGGAAGAGCTTCGAGGCGCGCAGAGTGAGGAAGCTCAAGCGCGGGCTGCGGCATTGAGAACCCCCCCTGCAAAGGAAACGGAGAAAATTGGCGCGACGGTTGATACCGGGGAAGGCGTGTATCAATTCAATCCCCAGACGGGCCGATACGATATTCGTGTCGGATCGTCCACAAAAGGAAAGGAACCGACCAAGGAAACGTTCCAAGAACAGACGTTTGACGAATGGAAACAGACTCATCCGGACGGTACGCGGATGCAGTTCGAGGCTGAGGAAAAGCGCCAGGAACAGACGCCCGATCGTGGCGCATTCACTCCGACATTCGATCCGAAGACAGGCGCAATCACAGGCGCATGGAATCCGGCGACCGGAGAAATGCGCGCCGCGCCTAATCTTGGAGGCGCAACGACGGCTCCTGGCATGGCCGCGCAGCAGAAAATTTCAGAAGCGCAGCAAAAGCAGAATCAACCTTTTCAAGACATCCTCGACAAGCAGCAGGAAGCTAAGGAATTTGCGGACCAGAAGACCGGACCAGGCGACATTGGCCTGATTCTGGCTATGGTCGAAGCGACCCGTCCAAAGTCCGGATTCCGCATGACGCAGACCGAATGGAACATGATCCAGAAGTCTCGGTCCACGCTCGGTGACATCCAGGCTTTGATGAACAAGGTCGAGAGCGGCCAACTTTTGACTCCCGACCAGCGCAAGCAGATGCTCGACGTGATCGACATTACGGCGAAAATGGCACAAAAGCGAATGCAGGGCACCCAAGATCAGGGCGAAAAAGCTCCTGAAGGAACTCGGGTCAAAATGTCGGATGGTTCCTATCAGGTGAAACGCGGCGGTCAATGGCAGCCGGAGTAACAACATACAGCGATCTGCCGAAAGGTGCCGAGGTCGCAGGCTATAGCGACCTTCCTCTGGGCGCTTCCGTCGTTTCCGGCCCGACCGATCCACTCACACAGCAGACGCAGGCTGCCGCGCGCACCGCAGGAGCGCCAACGGGACCAGCGCCACTTCCTCCATCCATGCGGCCTGTCCCTGAGTTGTACGATTCGGGCGGCGCTCGGGTCCGGGTTCCCGCGAATATCAATCAGGCGTGGGAGGACCAATCGGCGCGTGCAACACGCCTCGGAGCAGCGGAGAATCGGGCCATGCGAAGCCCGACACCTTTTTCAGATGCCGCATCAGTGATCCTTCCGGCTATCGGGACGCAGGAAGCAATCGAGCAAGTGGGACTCAAGGGTGTTGCCAAAGGCGTCGGGAAGGGATTGCTGAAGTCTGCGGCTGGATCAACCATCGGGGCGGGCGTCGGAGGCGGCGTCGGCAGCATTGTCGGTCATCCGAAGGAAGGCGCTCAAATCGGCGCAACTATCGGCGGAATTGCGGCTCCGTTCGTTCCTGGAAAGTACTACGCCAATCTGCCCTATGGTCTCGGAAGGATCGTCGCTTCTCCGGAAGAGTACGCCGAGAATATGGCAGAGCGGAAAATGGCCCAACGGAATGCCGATATAGCGGCAGGGATTCGGGAAGAACCCGATCCTGTCGCACAAGCGGTCAAGAACAGAACGGCGGCATGGCTCCCAACTCGGATTGATCCGACTAGCGGTGGTCCACTTGGAGCAATCTCATCGGGTGGCTCAGAATCCGTTGCCGGTACGCGCCCGCGCAGCCTGGTGCTGACTCCCGAAGAAGCGGCCAGCGAAGAGCAGATGCAGTCGGTTGCCAAGCGCCGGGCGAGCGAGCGCGGAATGCAGTTCGCCGCCGGAATGACGCCGCGCGAAGGCCGATCCGTTCCGCGCATGCCGACACGTATGGCTCCGACCGAATATCCGGGACCTCGGGAGACGATACCGTTCACCGAGGAAGGCACGCCCATTCAGCCGATCCGTGGAGGATCAGGGGCGCTCGGCAATATCACCGACCAAGTTCCGGAGCATGAAGACCTGTTCAAAGCGATCATGTCGAAGACCGGCATCGACCGCACCCAGGCCGGGCAACGCGCCGAGGAACTGATTAACCGGGCATCGGGTGCCGGAATGTACAACGATTCCGAGCGTCAGAACGCCAAGAATTTGATCCAGTTTTACATGGGCCAGAACCCGTCGTTCATCAAAAACCGCTAGATGTAGTGGATGGTCCAGCGGAAGACTAAGGAGAGTCGATGGCAAATGCAACCGTCACAGTAACACTGAACAACTTCCCGGATGCTCGGGATTTGACCTTCAATCATTTCCACCTGTACGGCACAATCAAGATCAGCTCGGGCGTCTACCCGGCCGGCGGACTTCCGATTTCCTGGAACCTTCCGGAGACGTTCAACCCCGCCACGATCTCATGGGCCGAGTTTATGAGCGTCGGCAGCCCTCCGGGACTCTACGACTATTTATGGGACAAGCAATCGAGCACGATTCGGATTCTCACGTCGCCGGTCAGCGCGAACACGGGCACGTCGCCCTTCGCCGAGTATGCAACTAATCTTCCTATTGCTGGTCCGATTATTGCCGACTTGATACAATTTCACGGAATCTTCAGACGCTCCTAGAGGGAATTCACTTGGGCGAAGTCTCCGAAGTGTCGCCTGGCTGCATCATTATAGGCGTGCGCTGCTTCTTCAGGTGTATCGAAGAGGCCAAGTTGGATTTCTACGCCGCTAACCATGATGCGAGCACGCCATCGGCCGTTAGGAGAACGCCTATCTTTGCTGACGCCCTTAAACCCAGAGCGATTGGTAGATTTCTTTGTGCCGTTCCACGTATTTTGTTTTCGCGTGCATGGACGAAGATTTTCCTTTCGGTTGTTGAAGCCATTTCCGTCTCGATGGTCGATTTCGCTTTTAATGCCGAGAACTTCGGCGTGCATGCGTACATACACGCACTTGCCTTTCGGTCCATCTGGGTAAGAATTACGCCCAGCATAGAAAGTTTTAGAGCAATTGCTCCACTGTGCATGCCAGTTCCACTGATTCAATCGGTCAAAATCTTCCGCATCGACAATGGCGTTCTGTCCTTGCGTAAGCGGAATAAGTCTGTAGGATTGATCGAGCGGCTGGATAACTTCGTGTCTGCGAACACGGCGTTTCGGCATCGGTCCACCTCCAATGGATCGTTGCTACCAGCCGCTATTTTACCATGAAACCGACCTATCAGGACTTCGACGCCTGGCTCTTGTCCTATGCGCGGAGTTTGCCGGATGTGTCGTGTGCAACGATAAATCCGGCAAACTACCTCAACATTTCGAGGCACATAGGATTCATCCGGAATCAACAGGGCGGCAACTGGATGGCCCTCGCCCTGGAAGAAATTCAAACCGCAGTGCGCGCCGTCCAGAAAGCGGTTCCCTGATGGCTCCCTACACATTTACGCCGCCCTTCCTTTCCATCGCTCCGGGCGAAGTCGTCAAGGTCTGGAACGCCGAAACGCCGTCGCCCGGCGTCGGCGGCGCGTCCGCTTCGCAGCAACTCGCGCTCTTGCGCCTGCAAACGCAGAGCGGAACGCCGTTCAATGTGTCGGGCTATTTCTCCGGAGCGCCGGGCACGTTTGAGATTGACGTGCAGGTGTCGAATGACGATGTAGACACGCACTACCAGACGGTGAGCGGCGGGATCATCAATTCCGTCGATTCGACAAACCAGACGTTCAACCTGCAGGGTGTGCAGCTCGATACGCCGTTCGTGCGGCTCCTGATGCGGACGCGGACAAACTCAGTGACGGTGACGGCATTCATCGGCCGGTAGCCAGATGAGAAAACTCTTCGAACTGTTGGCGGTTGCCTGTTTGTTTGCGCTTCCGGCATTCGGGCAGAACTTCGCCGCGCCGACAAGCACGATTGTCGATGGAACAGGGCATCCAGTAGCCGGAGCGACGGTCACAGTCTGTTCTGGCGCGCTTACGCTTCCGCCGGTCGGGACGGTATGCTCTCCGACTACGACGATTTACTCATCCTTTTCCGGGGCGGCGCAGGCGAATCCGTTCCCTTCGGACGGATTCGGCAACTGGCCTTTCTTCGCTCCGACCGGGAATTACCTCATTTCGATTTCCGGAGGGCCGCTCGTTGCTTTTTCGTTCTACATGTCGATTGGCGGCGGCTCCGTTGTCCCGCCGATTGTGTTGACGGCGCAGACGGATGCAACTCTGCCATTGCAGATCAATTCGCACTCCGTCACCCAATCCGCCCCGCTCCTCGATGTCAACAACCAAAGCTCGGGAACGGCGGACACACCAGCCGTCATACGCGGGAGAGGTTTCGGCTCGTTCACTCCAGCGGCAAACAAGGCCCTATTCCATCTCATCCAGGAAAGTGCGGCAACGGCTTATGACGCATGGGTCATTACGAACCATGCCGCAGATGTTTCAAAGGGCAGCTCGAACGTCGCGCTCATGGCTGCCGGGGTAGCAGACAACGGTCAAGCTCAGTGGTGTGGCGGAGGGGCGGTCGGCGACGGCGGGACTAATAATTATTCCTGCTTGTTCTGGACCGCGACGGACGGGATTGTTGAAGCTTGCAGCAATGCAGCGGCATGCGCCGCCGTCGTTCCTTTCGCGGTGCGGGCAGCAAACTCCCAGACCGCCGATATTTTCGACATCCTCAATTCCTCAAGCGTCGTTCTCTCCCGCTTCGACCAGAACGGTGTTTTCGATGGGCCGATACACGTTACCGTGACGACCGCAGCCTCGGTAGCCGCCGATGCCTATGACAGAACGATCTTTATGAACCAAGAAGCCACGGCGGGCACGGCTGTAACCTATACGCTCCCCACGGCTGCCAACGGGTTGATGAAGTGTGCGATGAACTCGAACAACGGGACGAACCCGGATACGGGAATACTGACGCTTCAAACCTCGGCGGCGGGGCAGTTTATTATCTTCACGGACGGGACGTTGAGCGCGAGCGGAGGGTTTGTAAGTTCGCCCGGAGCGGCGGGTGATAACGGTTGTGTAGTCGGAGTGGATGGAACGCACTGGCAATTTTTTCAGCAGTCACCTACCGCGTGGACAAAGCACTGATGAAATGGCTCATTCCAATTCTATTGCTCGTGGCGAGTCCTGCGATGGCGGCGAATATCTACGTTGCCCAGGCGTCGGCTGGAGGTAATACCGGAAACGATTGCGCCGACGCTCGTGCGATCAGTTCGTTGGTTGCTGGAGATGAGATTGCTGGGAATACGATTCATCTGTGTAGTTTTGTTGGAGGCTTCTCAATACTGGGGTCCGGATCGTCTGGGAATCCACTTATATTTAAGTGGGAATCGGGATCAGCAGTCAGTGCTGCGTTTGGACCGCTAATCAACGTAAATAGTCAGGGATATCTCCTCTTCGACGGGGGAACGCCATGCGGCCAAGGAACGACCTGCTATGCCAATGAAGCTGCAAACCCTACGGGGTATCCTTCCGGGATAACTGGGATCGTCGAAGCGACAGCCAATGGATCAGGGCTTGCGCATCAGTCAGTCACCACACAGGCATTTGAAGGTTGCTCAGGATGCCATGACATCGAAATTCGCAATCTAATAATCCGTAATCTATATCAACATACGTCTACATCTGACAATACATCCAGCGCGGACAGTGGGAATTTCGCTTTTCAGTGTTCATCGGCGGCAACTGCTTGCACAGGAGTAATCTCGATTCACGATAACGACATCCACGACAATGGGAACGCGCTCTCGATGGAGAAGTTCTCCTCGGCCACGATCAACATTTACAACAACGAATTCTGGCATAACAATTGGGCGCTCGAAAACAGCGGCAACGGGACTCGCACGCTATTTTTCTACGGAAATCATTGCCACGACGCCTCGAATTGGGACACGGGAGCCGATACCTACCATCACAACTGCATTCACAATTACATGAACACGTCCTCGGATTCGCTCGGTCTTTACATCTACAACAATCGCTCGGATGGAAACTGGGGAACGTGCTGCACGACATCAAACTTTTTGTTTATCGAGGTCGCTCCACCGGCCAATCTGTACGTGTTCAACAACGTGGCGATTCAGCAGTGTGTCAACTCGAATCCTCCGATAACGACGCGCACGCAGAACGCCGGGGCGGGATTTGCCCTCCTCGCGAATAACACATTCCTTGGCTGTGCGACGACAAGCAGCAACGTCGAAGCTATTGACCTCTACGGGACTGGCATCACAGCCGAAAATAATGCGACGGAGAATTACGGTCAGTACGTTGTGACTGGGACAGCCTCGTTCACGACGCTCGATTACAATTTCTACGGGGCCATCGGAACGAGCGGCAATTCTCCCTGGGTCTGCAATGGCACAAACGACGCCACCTTCGCAAACTGGAAATCGTCCTGCGGCGGCGATTCGCATGGAAACAAACTCACAAGTCTCGGCGTGAATAGCAGCACGGGAGTGCCGACTGGAGGTTCAGGGCTTATCGGCGTCGGCGTGAATTTGACAAGTCTTTGCACCGGGAATCTCGTGCCGCTGTGCTCGGACCTGAACGGCAACGCTCGGCCATCCTCCGGGGCATGGACGGCTGGGGCGCTCAATCAATCCATTCCTCCGGCTGGAATGAACATTATGATTCTGGGCAAGGGGCCTGTCGGTGGTCCGTTTGTTTGTACCATGACGGCAATTAAGAACTGAGGTGCGAAATTTCGGAGGGACAATGAAAGCCGCAAAAGTTCTCATGTTTCTGGTTTTGATTCTGTGCGCATCACGCGCTTTCGGGCAAGCGGGTGGATTTAATGCACCGGCTACGGGCGGAGGGACACATGGGACGGGAGCGCCAACCGGCTCATGCACAGCTGGAACTTTCTACACAAACGACTCGAATGGGAATGCTTATTCCTGTAATGCCGGGTCATGGCAGATTATTACCACATCAGGCGGTGGAGTAACGGCAAGCGCGGGACAATCCCTGTATGCTTCGGCGACAAATTCCGCATCCGGTGGAACAATTGTTCTCGATATGGCAGGAATCTCTGGTGCTGATCTTGGCGCAAAGATGAATGCTTGTGCGACCGCACTTCCAGCAGTGGGTGGAACGTGCAAGGGTGACAATCTTACCGGAGCGCTTACTCTCTCGACGGCAGTCACGACAGCCAAGCCTGTTATCTACACGTTTTCGGGACAGGCGATCTCGCAATCCGCGAATGTGACTCTCGGAAATAGCGGCTCAGGAATTGACGCTTGCAATGGAACTCCGGCCATTTTCACGAAGGCTGGAAATATCGACCAATTCACAATCACAGCGAACGCAACGTTTATTCGGTGCCTGACTTTAGTCGGTGTGAGTGGATCGTTCACTGGCAATGGAATCGTGCAGAGCGGCGGATCGGGAGCGCTTATTGAACGGAATACCGTTTCGGGAGAAGCGGCCACGGCCATTAAAAATACCGCTGGATCGGGATGGATACAGTTCAATAACGTAGTGAGTTCTGCATCCGGAGTCCCAGCGGTTTCCTCCGCAAGCGATTTTGTCGAATTCAACACTGTCTCTACCTCCCTTGGCGATGGAATCGACATCACCGGGAACCAAATGAATATCATCGGCAATTCCTCGGCCTTGAACATCGCGGGGGCGGTTTCCGGCATCTGCGCCATCGCTGCGAAGGGCGACATGATCGGTGACAGATTTATAGCGAATCAGACGCAAATTTCCGACACGAATGGCGCGGATTTGAATTACGGAATTTGCGATAACCCCAGCGGAACGCACAACTTGAACATGCTCTTTGCGGAAAATAACCACTTTGGAGTGGTGTCAGGCGGAGCGCAAGCATACGGATTCTTTCTCAACAATTCCAACAACCTGAATACGAATTGGTCCGTGATCGTCCGCAATGAGGGCTGCGTCCACTTGACGTTTTGCATCAAGCGCACCGACACACAAAACAACAATACGGAGTACGTGGACATCCAGCCTGGAGACACCACGCTTGATGCTGGAACCGGGAGTACCGCCGATACCTGGGTGTTCGACACTCCACAACTGCCGTTTGCCTCTCTGCCTACTCCAGTCGGAGATGGGTCACACGGATTTTGCTCGAACTGCACGACGGGAAGAGTCATCACCGGAACCGGAACTCACAACTATGTGTACCGCGTCAATGGCATATGGGTCGGACAACCTGTAGCGACTTGGCAGCCGATCCAGTCGAATGCCGCAACCTCGAATACCGCTACGACGGCGGTTACGCTTACGACGCACGTTCAGCCTGGAGACTTCCTGGCGATCAGCGTCTATTGCGACACAGCGGGCGGTGCTCCAACATTCACTGTCACCGACAGCGCCAACACCATCACGTCGGCTATTGCGCAGCAAGCAACTCCGGCTGGAAACGGATATGTGCAAATCTTCTACGCCGTGGCTGTTGTTGGCGGTGCGGAGACCGTCACGGATACGAGCAGCGTCAATGTCTGCACGGCGAATCATGGTGTGACGGTAGCGGAGTATAGCGGAATTGCTCCAACTTCTCCCGTGGACGGAGCCGGAGCATCGGCAAACGGCAATGGTACGGCTCTCGCAAGCGGAAGTTATACCTGCACGAATGGCGACTTGGTTTTTGGAATTGGCGGCGCACTTGCAACGGGCCTATCCGTGCCTGGAGGTGGATTCACCACACGCGGCAATCCCAACAACGGAACACTTACCGAAGATCAAACCTGCTCCGGGGGTACGGCAAATGTCACGATGTCTGCCGCGACTGGAAATTGGGCGGCGGCTGGTGTCGCGTTTAAGAGAGCGCCTTAGATTATGTGCTTGAGCTAATTTACATGTTGGATACAATCGAACCATGTCCGGCGACTCTCGATGCAGTTCGCCAGGTTGCGATAAGCCTGTCACGCATTACGGCGTCGGACTCGGCGTTCCGGGAAAGCGGCCTTGGTGCTGCCTACATGCTTCGATCATCGACGAAGTGAAGGATGCCCATATTGAGCACCTGAAACTGGAACTCTTGAAGAAAGACCTGTTCATCGACACGGTGCTGTTTCAGGTGATTAAGAAGCTCGGGATCGAGCCGATCCCGTGAGCCTTTCGGCACTGCAATGGCTCGTCAGTGTTGTGGTCGCGGCCACGGTCTTCTACACTACCGTCACTCTCACGCTGAAGTGGGAACAACGACGCCGGGAAGAAGGTGATGCCGGGCTTAAGTCTCAGGTCGATGGCGTAGGGAAAAAGGCCCGAGACATCGAAGCGAAGGCGCAGCGCCGGTGGCTGCACATGGTTTACACGCAGATCGTGACGGCCAAGGATTTAGAAGACGCAAAGCAGATTGCCGAGCAATTGAGGCAGGAAGCGTACAGGGAATAGATTGCGCACGCTCATCAAGGACAAGCGCGATTATTCTTGGCGCTGTTCAAATTGCGCATGGCGTTTCAAGGCTCCCGAAACGATTTCCGGGGATACGATGGAAGAAATGAAAGACCACTTCGAGTTGCACCTGGCTCAATCCTTCGCAGCGCATGTTTGTTCGGATTATCCGAAAGGAAGAATATGATGCAGATTCCTCCAGTTCCGATCCCAGTATCGAACGTGGACAACAGCATCTTGTTGACGATGGTCGTCCAGTTCATCAGCCAGCTCAAGGCGAATGGCCTCACATCTGGAGCGATACAGGTAATGAAATCGAGTAAATGGCCGATCTTCTCATGGATCAATGCCGATACTCCTACTGCTGCCCGAATTCTTGGGTTTGTCGCCGCCAGCGCGACTTCAGTGGGGATGCACTGGACCTATCACAATGGAACCTTGATGATAACCGGGTTGACCTTGTATGCGATCATCCATCTGGTTTTCGACATCGCGCAGAACTATCTTATGCAGCACGCTTGGTATAAGATCATCTTCCAGTCCATGTTCCCTGCTTCTCCGGCCCCAGTGCAAGCGAAGCCGTAAAGGAGGAACCTTTGATTATCTACCTCAGTTTGCTTGTGTGCGTAATCGGCGCTTTGATGTACGCGCTCTCTGCCAACCCGAAAATCTCGGAGATGGGCCGCATTGCTTTCGGCGTCGGCCTGCTCGCCTTTCTCTTGCAGGACGCCGCTCTTTTGACCGTCTTGCGCCGATAAGTCTAATTTTGAACATTCCTGCAACCTGAGTTGTGGTACTCTGCGGGCGCTATGTCGGAACACGAAGCGTCGAATGAGTTCTGGACCATCAAGCGCATCGACACATGGACGGCGAGTGATCCTCTGGTTGTGCTGACGCCTTCGGCAACGAATCCGATTCAGGTTGCCGTATCGACCCCGGCAACGAACACCAACACGACATTCAATCTGACCGTTTCGACGCAGACCGTAAATCAGATTTCGTAATGCACACGGGCAACAGCGATCACGAGCGGTGGGACAATTCTCCCTCGGTGCCCGAGGCTCCGAAGACGCCCTCCCCGGAATTCAAGCAAGCGGTTCGGGGAGAGAAGATTCGCGTCGTGCTGTGGCTCTTGGTGATTGCCGGACTCTTCGTGCTCGGTGTCCTGTATCGGCACGGATGGAGGCCCTGGTAGATGTGGACATGGAGTCAATCGGAAGGTCGAATGTACGGGCCGACTGGCTTGCTTGCCGAAGGGTACTCAGGCGCGGGTGAAGGGAAAAACTCTCCAAACGAAGAAAATGTCCAAAATGTGGGACCCATTCCCGAAGGATTCTATGACATTGAAGGACCCATCGACAGCCCTACCCACGGACCATACGCGCTTCCCTTGCTCCCCGACGCTGGTAACGCTATGTTTGGGCGTAGTGGGTTTCTCGTACATGGGGATTCTGTCGAACGGCCAGGGAATGCATCGGAGGGTTGTATTATCCTGCCCCGAGAAGCCCGAGAGTCCATCTGGAACTCCGGGGATCATCGACTCCAAGTAGTGCGGCAGGTCGATTCGATCTTCAAATCCGATAACGATAAGGAGCCATAAATGGCAACCGCAACTCTAAAGCAGAGCAACCAAGGACAGGCTGGATTCAAGACTCCACTGCAGGGTACGATTCCAATGGCCGATGAAGCCGTGCCTCCGGTGCTCGTTGCCACAGGTGCATTCCTGTCGAGCGATGACAACGGAGCTAAGGTTCTCAACTTTCAGCAGTGGGGACCATCGGACGCGGTGATCGATTCATGGACGTTTGTTCCGGTAGGGAATCATTATCATCTCACGATCACATTTCACGGCACCGGAAACCTGACCGGAAAAGGGAATGACGATACCTACACAAGCGGGAATTTCCAGTGTGACGTGTCCTACGGCGAAGGGAATTCGGCTGGATTCACGAAGGCCGTGATGACCTTAACCTACACAGACTGATTTCGACACCCGGCCCAATGTTCGGATTACTCATCGGGCCGGGGCTCTGGTACAACGTCTAGACCGAAGCTGTGGGCGGCACAGTCGTCGGCAACAACGCGGGCGGGATCGTTGCCGATGGCACTGGCACGGCTCCCGTGGATGCCGGAGCAGGCACGCTTCCCTGAGTTCCGACGCCTCCCGAATTGAGCGAGTTCAGAATATCGACCACGCCTTGCGTCACTTCGGTTACTCCCTGATTGAACAGCGTCGAATTGGCAATCGGATGTCCGGCCACGAGCGCCGATTGCTGGATGATCTGGCTGACGAGCGGCGCGGCAGCCTGAAGCTTCAATGGGCCTGTCTTCGCTGTCGTGACCGCCGAGAACGCCGATTCGACCGTCGTTACAATGCTGCCGATCTGCGTGAGATCGCTGATCGCCGTGCCGACCACGGTGTTTGCTTGCGACCCTGCCGGGATGAGGTTTGTGATGAGCGGGCCGACCCCGGTAAGGATGCCCGCCGCATCGACAATCACTTCGCCGATCTTTTTCAACACGCTTACAAAACTCGCCATTTAGCTCTCCTTGTGATTCGAAATTCGTGCCACATCCAAACGAGGAACCAGTAGAGTCTCATCGAACAAATCGCTTCCACCACCACTCTCTAAGCACAAACTTCACTTCTTTTCGAAGTGTCGGCTCCGAAGTGAACAGACTGACGAATCTGCGCCAGGGGCTGCGCCACTTGAATCCGGTGATGTGATTACAGGTCCCGCACATCGTTGCCAGATATTCGGGAGTCGAGATGTAATGCTGCCGATTCCACTCGTAGCAGGAATGCTCGGGCCAAGCTCGTTGTGCTTGTGGCTCAATGTATGGTTTGTTCGATGCGCTCATTCTCGACATTCTACCTCGGAATTTCGATGGCGTCGGCAATATACCTCAACGCCCCGGCGCACTCGGCAACCCGGCCCGCGACGGAGCATAGGACGGCCGTATCGAGTTCTCCGGTCACGATCAGCCTTCGGGCCGACTCCATCAGCTTGTCAGCCTCGATTCGGAGGTCGGCGGCAGCTTTCAGATCCATCGGCGTTTCCCCGTAATATCTGTCTCGCATTAGCCGGACCTCGCCTTCTTTTTCAGTGTGCCAATGTAATTGACCAAAGCGGCCCATGTAT